TCACCCCCAAAATGAAATTTTGATTCCGTGCAATCAGCCCAGGCGGGGCCTCTTACGCAACGCACGGTTGCGACGCGGACTGGTCTTCATCCACATTGCGGGTAGCCACGCACCCCGCCCACCGCATGCCCTGCGCTTCGTCGCTTCGCTCCTCGCGCAGGGGGGATTTGCATTAAATTGCTTTCTCCTGGTGCGGTTGGTTACATGTCCTTGTATTTGAGGGTGGCCACGTAGGAATTGGAGAGAAATGCTGCAGCGCCGGGAACTGTTTGGTCTAACCTGTAATATCCGACACACATGAATATAGATGAATTCAAGGGGTCTCCAGGTTGTCCCGTTGTTACTGCACTCTCCTGATACTTCAAGACAGATGGGATATGTTTCTTTAGATTAAATGTGTATCTTGCGCTATAGGTATGGGAATTAGCTACACTTACCACACCTGCTCCTCCTGGTATGGGTGACCCTGTAGGAACTACATTGGACCCTGCATACCTTAATGGAATTAGTTTCTTAGCACATAACTTATAATACTGGTCTGCGACCTGTAGGCTGGCATCATAAGGATGACCATCAAATCCTACTGTGTCTCCTTCACCTGTTAGAAGTAACTGGGAGAAGTCGTTACCTGACTGCACTATGGGCGGGCCAGGTTGTGTTACTGTTTGTAACGAATTATACGTTTTTAATGACTTATGTTGAAGCACGTAGATTACGGCTACTATGTCTAGTGGTGCTACGTTGACTAATACATTTGATAGATTTATAGATACTACTCCATTTACTATGAAACTTGAAGGGGATATCCTCTCGCCAATGCGCTGGTTATCTCCCGTTCCTACTGCAACTACTGGAATTAGTCGCATAATATCTGTTGTGTTACTTGTTATCTGTGCATTGTGAGGTTCGGCAGCCCAATTTGAGCGTGCACCAACTCCCAATGGATTTGTTCCACCAGAATACCAAGTTGCCATCTTTGTTTCAGCTTGCCCTCTAACGACTTTCTTAATCGCCGTAGCTAGTGCACCCGTAGCACGTGCGGACTGGACCCGCTTAGCGCGAGTTTTACCCTTCTCAACAATTATACCAGTAGTGTGATATTTCTTGTAATCGAGACGTGGCTTACTAGCTAGGCGGTTAGAGCGTCGGGGCATATACTATAGTATAGATTATTATTCTGTCTGTCTGTCTGTCTGTCTATGTTTGAATCCGAGAAGAATGGCTCTGCCATTTTCTTTCAAATTTTGTTTGAAATTTGGATTTTGAATTATCCATGAAGCCCAGGTGTTTCCACTGGCTATATGTGCACGTGCTGTATACATCACCTTTTCAATATATTCTTCTCTTGAATCATCCCATAGCTCTTGCCAACCATAGGTATCTATAGTTTGCAATAATATCCAGGGTAAATAATCATACATATTCATAAAATTGCTTGTTGCCTGCACCTGGGTTCCAGGTATAGCGGTTTCCGCCTTGTTACAATACTTCTTTAGGGATTCCCAATCTTTAGCTATTTCCAAGTGCACTCCAGGGAACTGCCTCTTGAGATATGCAAATCTGACTTGGGTTGTAGTGCGGAAATACCCTTGGAAGTGGGGTTTTCCTGTCGTGGGTGACACCTCTTGTTGCCATCCCCACTGTGCAATGAATGCAGGCATCTCATTGAATAACGTATACTGCGACTCAAATGCGGTGAACGCCCAACGAGTGGACTTGGAGTCAGTAGGGAGCAAGCTGGTCATATACTTATATACTACAACTCGTCTTTAGGTATCCCTATTTCAATTTTATTTCAATTTATTTTGGGGGGTAATACTA